TGTGACTTAGAATCACGCGCTAAATCGAGACGCGAGCCACGCCTAGGGGGGGAGGGGGGTCGCCGCTCGTCCGCGCTAATTCTGTATTATCATCACCACCCCGCATAATTTTTTCGCCATACGCTTTTCCCGCAACTCCTGCCATACGGTTTCCCCTGCAACTCGCGCCCCCTGAGTATCCGTATGTAGTTTCTAGGGCGTTTTAAAGAGATCCCACGCCTCGCGGTACTTTTCGTGCTTTGCCTTGGAGGAGGGGTTATGAGCGTAGAGGGATATACGCAGGGCCTGGTTTATTTCAAGGCATGGTATTATGTACCAGGTGGGTATGGATTCGACATATGCGGCAAGAACATCTACTTTCGTGCAATCTAGTGTCATTTTCTTTGCAGTGCCCGTGGCGGTGGTGATCATATATCTGCCTAGTCCGCCATTTGCTTTATCGATTACTTTATCCTTAGTGCCTTTTATTTGTACTTTAAAGATTTTGCCCGCTTGGTTCATTACCAGGCAATCCTGAGGGAGGTAATCGCCCAGGGGTGTAAATACTTCGAGGTTACGGGTTAGTGCTTCAGTGAAGAAAGTTTGTTCGTAGAGGTTGCCCTTACGCTTCATCGGATATTTCTATGACCTTATCCTCGGAGGCTTCCTTGGGGAGGGAATCTGTGGCCTTCTTGGCACCCTTAAGGATTGAGCGTACCTTATCCGGGGTCATGTCGGAGGCACCTAGTTTTACATTGGCAGAGGCGGTGATGTTTGTGGGTCTGCCGTTAATGGTCATGAGTTTATCGAAGAGGACTGAGAGGGTATAGGCGAGGTTTTGTGGAGGTATCTGATCGAGTTTTTCGTGGATGAGGTTGAGATTATCTCCGACTATGGCGGATAGTTTGTTGGATACTGCGTTGAGGTATTCCTGCTCGGTCATCTCTAAGCGGTAGCGCAGGAAGTGGCGTGTATAGTCCTGGATATCCTTTTGTTTCTTTGTGGGGTCGTTTGCCTTAGCCTGGAGCTTGCGGGTTTCGGAGGCTGCATTTGCTTTCTTCATGGCTATCTTTGCGGCTGAATCGATGATATCGTTTTTAAGGTCTTTGCGTAGAGCTTTTACGGTGGCTTTGTTACCCATGATTTATTTTTTTTGCACAAAAGGGTTGACAGGTCAATGCATAAACTACAGAAGGTGACACATGGATACGGAACGGGCGGGAAAGATATTGGAAAGGCATGGTCTTACGAAGAAGGCATTTGCTGATATGATGGGGGTTAAACCTAGTACCGCGAGGATGGCGTTCAGTCTGAAGAGGTTTAGCAAGAAGATGGTTGCCAAGTTGGAGGAGTTGGAGGGCGAGTTGGTGGTTGAGCAGGAGTTGGCGGAAGTCGATGAGATGATAGACAGGGCCCAGGAGAAGAGGGTAAGTATTATTGAGGGGATGGTAAGGCAGAGTACGGGGAATGCTCTTGTGCAGGAGGCTAGGGTATATGGAGTGCCTAAGAATAGGTTTCTGAGGTTAATTGAGTTTGGGGATGGTTCGCATGGTAAGTTTAAGTGCAAGCCCGGTAAGTATTTGAAGTTGGGAGAGAGTGTGCAGGTGAGGCATTTGGATAGGGATATGTGGGAGATTATAAAATGAATTTAAGAGCAGTCCTTCCTGTGGGCTTAACGGCGCTAGGAAAACAAGGATACCTCCGCGACACTCGGCGGGGAAGGATTGCTCTGCTTTTATTACTACTCATTAGCGGTTGTGCAAAAGACCCGCACCCCGAACATATTCCTGGTGTGAGTTGCCCGAAGCCCGGTCATGGAAAATGTCCTTTTGGATGCGATGGATGATATGGATTATTTATTTGGCACACTTCTTAGCACGGAAGAGATCAATCGTGGATGGCAAAGGTTTTGGTCGAATTGCGAGTTACGCTACCGCGAGGGTGAGCGAGATCCCGATTGTCCGCCCAATACCTGGAGGACGGATATTCAGCGCAAGATGCCCAAGGCACGAACGGAATTAGATTTTAAAAATGAGCAAAAAAGAAGCACAAGAGCAGTATAAGGTGGAAGCCAAGAATCTCCTGGATCGTTGGTTTTATGAGTCTGATTTGGATGCGGAGGAGTTATCAAGTGCCGCAGTCGAGGCAATCGAGGAGTGGTTGGATGAGGAGGTGATTGGATTTCAACCCGAATGAATGTGTATAAGCCAACAGGGGAGAAGATGGAGAGTTGGCCCCAATGGGTGAGTCGTTTATCCGAGGATAATCTCGAACTGAAGAAGAGGGTGGAGCAGTTGGAGAGGGAGAATACGGAACTAAAGAAAAGGTGCTGTGATTTATTCAGCGAGGTAATTGAAGCAAAGGCGAGCAATGCACAATGAAAGTACCACCGGGCTATCATCCTATTTATTGGACAAGATACGGGCGAGCGCTACCACTATCAGCGCAAAGATTACCACCGTGCGACTTGAAAAAGTTGGGTCCCCCACCATTGAAATTAAGCCAAGAGAGGTTGGAGGAGATACGGAAGGGTTCAGTGTGGGTGAAGAAGAAATCCCGATCCAAACGCTCGAAGACGCGATCATCATAGGGATGGAGATACAGGCTAGGGCATGATTAATGTATTATCATTAGGTGCGGGAGTGCAGTCATCCACAATGGCGTTAATGGCGGCAAAGGGTGAGATTACTCCTATGCCCGATTGTGCGATCTTTGCAGATACACAAGCAGAACCACAAAGTGTGTACGACTATTTGGATTGGTTAGAAAAGCAGTTACCATTTCCTGTGTATCGGGTTACGAAAGGCGATCTTACGAAAGATTGCTTGGAACCAAAGGTCAGGCAAAACGACTCACCGAATGGCAAAAAAGGAAGCACTTACATGAAAGGCATTATACCAAAGTTTGGCATATCCCCTAATGGTGAAATTACTGCCGCAATAGGAAGAGCTTGCACGCAGGATTACAAAATCCGCCCAATCCATAAAAAAATTAAAGAACTATTTGAAATCAAGCGCGGGGAGAAAGAGGTCAAGGTAACTCAATGGATTGGTATTTCATACGATGAAATACAGCGGATGAAGGAGTCTCGTGACAAATGGTGTGAGAATCGTTGGCCACTTATTGAGAAACAAATGCATAGACATCATTGCAAGCAATGGATGAAAAAGAATAATTACCCTGAGCCTCCGAGATCTGCTTGTTATTATTGCCCATTCCATAGTGATGAAGAGTGGAGATATTTAAGAGATAAAGAACCTAAGTATTTTGAGCAAGCTGTAGAGTTTGATAAACAAATTAGGCAACAGCATAAAAAGCACGCTACAGATTTATGCATGGAGGTTTACCTTCATAAGTCATGTAAACCTCTAGGTGAAATAGACTTCGATTCAGACGAGGACAAAGGCCAACTTACATGGGACTTCATGGCAGAGTGCGAAGGAATGTGCGGGGTATGAAATTATTCTTATTAGCTTGGGTGCAGGTTTCGTTAATCTCATTGAATACATGGCAGATTGCTAATCATAAAATTATCGGCTCAATAGTAGTTGGTTTTCTAATTAGCCTCGTTTGGACATTCAATGTTCAGGATATCAGTAAGTCTGACCTTGGGGCGAAGTTTATGTACGCCGGAGGAGCGATGACAGGAACTGCAACAGGTTTGGCATTATCCATTATTTTTTACGAGTAATCATGAGACCCAAGTACGAGACACAGGCAGACCTCGATAATGAGAAGGAGGTATGTGGATTTCTGAGCAAGGTATGGGATTGTGTGTTCCATAAGCTTAATCCGATTAAGTACAAGGTGGATTTCCTGATTGAAAAGGGCGATCACTACGGATGGGCGGAGTTAAAGTGTTTAAATATAAATTATGGGCAATTCCCGTTTATGATTTCGTACAAGAAGATCGAGGCGGCCAAGCAGTTATACGAGACAAGCGGTAAGAAGTTTACTCTGATTTTCAGATGCAAGGATGCATTATGTTTTCATACATGGGATTTCAGTAAGGATTATAAGTTTGAGCTAGGAGGCAGGACGCGAGCAACCCGTGATCCCCAGGATATAGAACCTATCTTCCGCATAGACCCAAAGGATTGCACGATAGTGGAGGGGTATGCCTAAGATAACCTACGCAGATGAGGTAGATGCTCACTTTGGTATCCCCTGGATAAATGATTTAAAGTATGAGAAGGGCGAGCTTGCGTGTGCATTATCGAGCGAGGAGATCGATGCCTTACCGCAGGAGCGCGCGGAAACCTTGTCCCGTTTGATATTGGACCAACCGGAGTCGGAGAAGGAAGATCCAATCCAATGGGGTTGGACTCTTCCGGGATGGAGACGGGTGATGGATAATTGGAAGGATAATAAGATCCATGTGGTGCTTGGTGGTAACCGGAGTTCCAAGACAACTTTCGCGTCCCGTCTGCTTGTGCATATGGCACAGACTATTCCGGAAGCAGAGATTCGTTCTTTGCATGTATCGGAGGAGCGAAGTATTTCGGATGCCCAAAGGTACATATGGGAAGCACTTCCCATGAGGTACAAACGGGCAAAGAAGAAGAGCGAGAACCATTCCTTGCAGTACACACAGAAGAATGGATTTAACTCCGCCAAGGCGATCCTACCACCAACCACACCAGGTGCGGAACGGGGGAGTACAATATCTTTTAATAACTACAGGCAGTATCAGGCAGATCCGCAGATATTCGAGGGATGGTCAGCACATTGCATTCACATGGATGAGGAGGCACCTGAGAGTATCTTTGAAACATTGGTAGGTGGTAGAACGGTGGATTACCACGGACGGGTGCTGTTAACCTTCACGACATTGCAGGGGTGGACCCCATTGATTAATAGTCTGTTGAAAGGAGCGGAGACTGTGGAGTCGCGATACAGCGAATTGATGGGTCGCGAGTTACCCGTGGAACAGGTGTCGATGAATTGGCCTGATTGTAGAATTTATTATTTTTGGTCTGAGATGTCCCCTTTTGTTGACTACAACGAACTGATCCGAACCTACTCCAAACAACCGCAGGAAGTGAAGCTTGCCCGACTATATGGCATCCCAAGCAAGGCGATGGAGGGGAGATTCCCTAAGTTCAGCAGAGACACCAATGTCGTCCCCCATGAACGAATCCCCTTCATCGCCGATCCTACGGTACGGACTACCCGGTACTTCGTGTGCGATCCCGGTGGGAGTAAACCGTGGGTGGCGATATGGGCGGCAGTCCTGGAGGATGGTACGATCTATGTGTACCGCGAGTTCCCTGATTCCTCGATGGGCCAATGGGCATTACCACATGTGAATGGGTTGGGCAAGAGCGTGGGTAAACCGGGTCCTGCACAGCGTCCGCTTGGATGGGGATATGCCGCATATAAGGAGCATTTCGAGGCATTGGAGCAAGGCGAGGATATCTTTGAGCGAATTGTTGATCCCCGCATGGGAGCCGCCACGGTGCGCGAAAAGGAGGGGGAGAGTAATATAATTAACACAATGGCGAACCTCGACTTTGTCATGCGACCTGCACCGGGCGTGGAAGTGGAGGCGGGTATTGCGAAAATCAATGATGCCCTGGCATGGGATGATACGGAGCCGATGACAGATAAGAATAAGCCAAAACTCTTTGTGTCTGACAGGTGTGATAACTTTATTACCTCGATGCTTGAATATACGGGCAGTTCCCGTCAGGAGCATTTTAAGGACTTTGTTGATACTATCAGATACCTAATGGTCAGCGGACCTGACTATGTGGGCGGTGGAAGCCTTATGTGTACAGGTGGTGGAGGATATTGACTTGCCATGTCAACTACAAAAGGTTACATTATGCTACGCATATGCAGTCTGCCGCCGATCCCGAACTTTTATATGTCAGTAAGGAACCTGATGTTGACTATCTTGCGGAAACTTATCGCAGGACTCAGTCGGAGTTGGGCGAATGGTTAGACCGTAGACAAAGAGATTACGATGTAAGGAACTGCTTATGGGCAGGGAAGTCGGATGATTTCAAAAAGCACTCCCACCTAAGTTCCACCGGAGATGTATTTCCGTGGGATGGGGCCTCCGATCAGGAGATCCGCATGGTGGATAATCAGATAAATAAGTGCGTGGCGATGTCCTGCAATGCGGTAAGATCCGCACATATCGTGGCTACCCCTGTGGAATCCGGTGATATTGAGCGTGCAAATGTGATATCGATGTTCCTGCGATGGTTAATGAACTCCAAGATGGAGGAGTTTTACGATCAATTGGAACTCGGACTTAACCACTTTTT